AGACAGCAATGGGTATTTGTGGGCGCTACTCGGGAAAATGGCAGAAGTGCTGAACACAAGCAAAGACGAACTGTATTTGAAAGCGCTCAAGGGTTACGGCAGATATACCTATGTTGTTGTCAAGAACGAAGCGGTTGAAATGTTCAAGCAACTTTACAAATTGACAGAGGAAGTCGGACAGACAAAGAACGGGGAGGGAACACAGCTACTTTGCTACTTTGGCTCAAGTTTATACGACAGTAAGGAAATGGCAACGCTGATCAATGGCGTTGTGTCAGAGGCTAAAGAAATCGGAATAGAGACCATGACACCGGCAGAGATTGAACAAATGAATTCACAGTGGAATAAGGAGAAAACAACATGAACAAAGTTATTTTAATCGGCAGACTCGTCAAGGATCCAGAGGTCAAAACAACACAGTCACAGATCGCATTTTGTGGCTTTACAATCGCGGTTGATCGGAAATTCAAAACAAACGGAGAGGAACAGGCGGATTTTATCAGTTGCGTTGCGTGGAGACAGCAAGCCGAATTCCTGGGCAAATATTTTCAGAAAGGTTCGCGCGTTGCGGTCATCGGCAATTTACAGAGCCGGACATATGACGATGCGAACGGTAAAAAAATTTACGTGACAGAGGTTGTTTGCGACGAGATCGAATTTGTTGATTCCAAATCGGAACACTCCGAACCGGTACGCGACAATCCGAAATCTCCGGCCGTTGACAATGGATTTTATCCGGCTATGGATGACGACGCGACTTTGCCGTTTGACTTGTAATGATTACAAACAAAGCAACAGGGAGAGGAGGCCAGCAGCGTGAATAAAGATCCGGCAATGCTATTATACACATCGGATTTTTTAACAGGAGTCATGGATTTGACAATGCAAGAGCGCGGGGAATACATAACGCTCATGTGCTTACAGCACCAAAAAGGGCACTTATCGGAAAAAATAATTGGGTTATGTTTGGGTTACGATTGGGTTTCCGGTAATTCCGAAGTTTTGACAAAGTACGCCAAAGATGACGAAGGCAATTATTATAACGCAAGACTCGAGGAAGAAATAGACAAAAGGTCGAAACACCTAGAGCACCAACGGTTTAACGGTTCCAAGGGCGGCAGACCAAAAACCCAAACCATAACCCAAACTAAACCCAACAGCAAACCCAAACACGAACCCAAACAAAACCCTTTAGAAGATGAAGATGAAAATGAAAATAACAAAGGGGGTGCAGGGGGAAATGACGTTACTTTGTTTAGTCAATTCTGGTTATTGTATCCGAAAAAACTTGCCAAGAAAGACGCGTTGAAAGCGTGGGGCAAACTATCGCTTGCAAATGGATTATTTGAGCAAATTACCGCATCGCTTGAAAAATGGAAGAAATCAAAGGATTGGCTGAAAGACGGAGGGCAATACATACCGAACGCGGCAACTTGGTTGAACGGCGAACGCTGGAATGACGAAACGCCCGGAACGATACAAGCGGAACAACCAAAACAGACAGGAGCGGGATCATGGAAAATAACGTAAAGGGCAAATGGTTTCTGACCTCGACGGACATAAGGCCCCGTGACAGATCGCAAACAATCAGCATACCGACCGGACTAGTGGAACTTGACAAAAAGATCATAGGGCTGAACAAAGGCGAAACTACTTGTGTGTCCGGTTTGAGCGGATCGGCAAAAAGCACATGGTTATCTCAACTATCTTTGGAAGTGGTCAACGGCGGAAAAAAGGTTGCATTGTTTTCGGGTGAGCTGCACGAGTCAAAGGTTTTGGACTGGCTGCAATTACAGGCGGCAGGGAAAGCGTTCACAATCCCGACGCAATGGGAAAACTATTTCTATGTTGCCCCGTTTGTCAAACCGTACATCAACAAATGGCTCGAGCAGAAAATGTTTGTCTACAACAACAATTACGGTAACAAGGTGGATGAACTACTCGCGGCGGTAAGTCACTGCATCAAAACAAAGGACGTTGACATTGTGCTTCTTGACAACCTGATGAGCATCGACCTAGGCGCAACGAACTTCAACAAAAACGAAAAGCAGACCGAATTCATCCATTCTATTGTTGCCCTTGCCAAACAGAACGATGTACACATTGCCCTTGTCGCACATCCTCGCAAGTCACAGGGATTCTTGAGAAAGGACGACATAGCCGGAACGTATGACCTGACCAACGCGGTTGACAATGTTTTTATTATTCATCGCGTTAATAGGGATTTCAAACGGCTAAGTCAATTAACTCTGGGACTTCCGGCAGATCATCCAATTTACGAATATGACAATGCAATCGAGATATGCAAAAACCGCGACTTAGGTTACCAGGATGAATTGATCGGATTGTACTTTGAGAAAGAATCAAAATCATTCAGCTGCGACAAAGTGCACAAAGATTATGGGTGGATTGATTTGTTGCCGCCGAACGCACGATGATTGACGCACGACTGAAAAACACAAAGTGCGCGGACTGCCTAAATGGACACTATTTTATTTTGGAAGAAACGGAATATACGCCATGCGCAGACTGCAAGGACAGACCGAACCGGAACAGGGACAAGTCGAGATTTGTACCGGACGTTAAAAGCGAATGGCTGAAAGATTTGTTAGACGAGGACGCGGCAAAAGAGACGAAATTTGATTATTAGGAGCAAATATGAGAGAAATTTTATTCAGGGCAAAAAGAATCGATGACGACGAATGGATTTACGGATTTTTTGTTATTACGACAGATGAATACATTGAGGGGTGCGAGACACACAAATATGAAATGTTTAAGGGTCCGTATCGTAGATACGTCAATCCCGAAACAGTCGGACAATTTACCGGACTTACCGACAAGAACGGCACGAAGATTTTTGAGGGGGACATCGTCAAACAAACATTTTCAAGACAAAACCATGACGAATATTGCGACGAGGATATTGACGGGTATGAAATAGGAGCAACGACGCTTATCCCTTCACATGGCGCATGTATCAAAAGAAAAATATTGTACGTTGAAATAAACGGAGAGGTTGTTGACGGTTTTGTTAATACAAAAGTATATAAAAATATTGCGGCGTACAGAAGCGAGGTTATCGGAAACATTCACGAAAATCCGGAACTTCTCGAGGTGTCGCATGACCACACTTGAAGCGCTCCACACCACTTCGCCCGAATCGCGCCGAACCAGATCGGAACTGACCGAATTAACCGGATTGTGTGATAGGGCGGTACGGGAACAAATCGAACAGTTAAGGCGTGACGGTACGCAGATTGTGTCCGATACGGTACGGGGCGGATATTACATTGCGGACAACGACACATGGAACCGGTTTTGTGAGAGGGAACGAGTCAGGGCGGTCAATACGTTCAAAAAGCAATGTTGGACAAACGAAAGGCAGGTAAGAGTATGAATGCGACGTTATTAACAGGGGTGCGAAAAGCCCGAAAGGAACACAATTGTAGTTATTGCAACGGGAAAATACAAATTGGAGAAACTTATGATTTTTCAAAAAACATAAGCGACGGCGAACTTTATGAATGGAAGTCACATAAGCAGTGCACGGCGATTGCAATTGAATTCTGGGAATGGATTGATCCCGACGACGGAATGTCATCAGATGATTTTTCAGAGGGGTGCCGTGATTTTTGTTCCACGTTTATTTGCCCGAAATGTCAAAACAGCGAAGAGGATGGGGAGTGCAAGATAAACGAATACTTCTGTGTTGACAAAATATTTGAAATCTTAAAAACACACGATTTTGTACACATCAAAAAAGAAAATGGATATACGAGAACATGGGAACTTGTTGAGAAAACGGCGGTAACAATTTGAAAATTGAACTGACCTATCTCGGCAGACCGATCACAAAGAAGAATCATCAGCAGATCCGGTACAGAAAGCCGCGAACAAGAGAACAGCCATTCATCTGTCAATCCGATGCATACATACAGTACGAGGCGGACTGCATCAGACAAACGACAGGCAGCGTCAAGAGGGTGTTAAATCAGCGGTTGAACGTTCGGTGCATCTACTTCATGCCAACACTGCACCGCGTCGATTTGGGCAACCTACACGCGGCAACAGATGACATCTTGGTCAAGTCCGGAGTGCTCGAAGATGACAATTCAAAAATAGTGGCAGGACATGACGGTTCAAGAGTCCGATACGATAAGACGAATCCGAGAGTGGAAATTACCATTACGGATATGGAGGAAGAATGACCGAACTTGAGCAATCAATCAAAAATTACAAACAATCCAAAGCGAACCGAATCGCTGCGGAACTTGCCGCAACGGAACCGGCGCGAGAATCAAAGATAGTCCGGGCGATGCGGAGGAAATTGAGACGGGAATGCGAGATGTGCGGGGTGGTTGATCGTGTCGGCGTATTGCGATAACTGCCAACACGCCCGAATCGAACTAATCGAAATGCTCGGTCAGGTCATCGGAGAACGAACGGTCTGCCTAATTGGGAAGAGAAGCGGACACTGTACGGAATATGTGAGGGAGAAGAAATGAGCGAATTGAAGAATTGCCCGTTATGCAACGGAGAAGCGTTTGCAGTCACGGGAGACTTTACGGACTTCAAAACATTTATTGGATGCAAATCGTGCCATGTGTCAACAAACGAATATGACACCGAAGCCGAGGCAATCACCGCGTGGAACACCCGAACCGCCTCGCCCTGTATTGACAAGTGGATTGATGAGTGCGGTGGAG